CTGTAATGTTATTTATAAGAATGATGACGCAGTGGAGAACTACAATGGGAGGTGTGATAGGTTTAGATTATTCTGTTTTACAAATGCTATTTGACTTGTATGATATAGATAATCGTAAAGAAATTTTCGAGAATATACAAGTCATGGAACAGGAAGCAATGTCTCACATGAACAAAGATAGGAAAGAAAAATAATGGCACTAAATTTAGACACTACTTTTAAACTCAAAGCAAAAGTTGAAGGTGCAAGGTCAGTTCAAGATTTTAAAAAACAACTAACTGGTTTAGATAAAAGCTCAAAAATGAGTAAGGCTCAGTTGGGTAAAATGAATATAGAAATAAATAGGATGGCGAGGGCTGCTGGTAATACAACAAAAGGTCTTAGAAATCATATAAAAGCACTTACATTATTAAGAGAAAGAACAGAAATTGGTGGTCGTGCATATAAAAGACTTGGTAATGAAATAACTGGACTTAAAAGAAAACTTAAAAGCCTTGATGGACAGGCAGCAAGCACTGGACAAAAATTAGCAGGGTTACTCGCTACTGTAGGTATGGGAAGAGTATTAAGAGGGGTAGTTGGACAGGCAAGTAATTATCAAGCAGAAGTAACAAAAGCAGCAGCTATTGAAGGTGGTGGAAATAGATCAGAAATAGAACAGGCAATAACAAGCACAGCACAAATCGCTGCGGGTACACCAACTGAAGTTGCGGAACTTGCAACAATTCTTGCTAGGGCTGGTTTTGATGCAAAAGAAATAAGCAATTCTCTTAATGGAATTGTAATCGGTGCTGAAGCAACAGGTGTAGCTTTTGGGGATATGGGTTCAATAGTTTCAAATAATTTAAGAGCTTTTGGTTTAGAAACTGAAAATACAACTGAACTTGTTGATATTTTAGTCGCAACTGCTAATAGTTCTAATCAAAGTATTCTTGATTTAGGAGAAGCTCTAAAATATGCTGCTCCTATTGCAAGGACACTAGGTATTTCAGTAAATGATACAGCAGGGTTAGTAGCTTTATTAGCGAACAACGGTATCAAAGGCAGCGAGGCTGGAACAGCTTTACGATCATCATTAACAAGACTTCAAATGGCAGCGTCAGGAAGTAATGGAGAATTGCTTAATTTAACTAGAGGCAATGCAAAATTAACAAAAGCATTTTCTACTTTAGGTGCTGAAATACTAGACGCAAATGGAAATCTTAAACCTATGGATGAGGTCATACTAAGTTTGCGTGATAGTTTTGCACAAGTTGAAAATGCAGGGCAAAAAGCTGAAATAGCAAAAGCGTTATTTGGACAAGAACAAGGCAGTAAAATATTAGCTCTTATAAATCAAACTGATATAGATGTCGCAAAGTTATTTGAAACAATAAGAAACAGTGGAAATATGAGTGAACAAACAAGAAAAAATATGGATAGTTTTGCTTTAACTACTAAAGTTTTAGGAGGTAACTTTGAGATATTAACTAATCAAATTGGAGGGGCATTTATATCAATTTTAGACCCTTTAGCGAAAATCCTTAATGAGTTGCTTACAGACTTTTCTAAACTGCCTAAACCTATTAAAGATTTTGGGGCTGGACTTGCTGCTGCTGGTATTGCAGCACTGGCTTTGAAAACAACTATGGTCACTCTTACAGCTTTAGGAGTTAAACAATTAATATTCACAAAAGTCGCTGCTGCTTGGGCTTTATTCACAAAAGCTATTTATGCAGCAAAAGTCGCAATGATAGCTTTTAACGCAACAAACCCAGTTGGTTGGATAATACTCGTAGTAGGTGCTATAGGAACTTTATCAGTAGTTATATATAACTTTAGAAAACAAATAATGGAATTTTTAAGAAGTGTTCGTGACGGTATACAAAAATATTTAATAATGAGTTTTAATGCCTTACCTAAATTTATAAGAGAATTTTTAATCGGTAAAAATAACAGGGCAGCAGGGGATGATTTTAAAATAAAATTACCGACAATTAAAGTAGAAAATGCTGACGGTGCAAATGTATTAGACGGTAGCTCAAATTTAGATAAAAAAGATGGTGGTGGAATTGACGAAGATACTGGTAATAAACAAAAATCCGTATTAGACGGAATGAAAAGTGCCTTAACTGAGTATCAAGAAAAAGTTAATGATGTCGCTGGAAATATTAAAAATGCAATGTCTAATGCTTTACAGGGCATGGAAGATGCTCTTGTTAATTTTGTTATGACAGGTAAATTAGCTTTTGGAGATTTAGCAAGGTCAATAATACAGGATATGGCTCGTATAGTTATACAACAGACAATAATGAAACCATTTACTAATTGGTTAAGCGGTATTTTTGGTTTTGAAAATGGCGGTGTTGTATCAGGTGGTGAAACTGTTAAAAAGTATGCCTATGGGGGCATAGTCTCACGTCCTACCGTTTTCCCCATGAAGAACGGCATGGGTCTTATGGGCGAGGCTGGACCAGAGGCAGTTATGCCTCTTAAACGAGGAGCTAATGGAAAACTTGGTGTGCAAGCATCTGGTGGTGTTGGTAATATAGTCGTAAATGTAGACGCTTCTGGAACAAATGTTGAAGGTGATGAAACTCAAGGCAAACAACTTGGACTTTTAATATCAGCAGCAGTTCAAACTGAAATAATACAACAACAAAGACCCGGAGGCTTACTTGCATGACATTACAAACATTTCCATCTACACCACAACCAAGTTATCCAGTAAGAAAAAGATCAAGTGCAAATCAAAGAACAGTTCGTTTTGCTGATGGTTATGAACACACAATTCTATTTGGAGTAGCAGCGCACCAAAATCCAAAAGAGTTTTCCTTGATATGGAAAAATATCACTGAAGCAGAAGCGGATTCTATTGAGTCTTTTCTTGATGATCGAATCCTTGATAATAAACCTTTTATTTATCAACCACCTAACGAATCATCTTCAATGGTTTTTAGATGTAGTGAGTGGAATAAGGATATGAATGTTGCTACTTTAGCAACAATAACAGCTACTTTTAGACAAGTCTTTGAGCCTACAACATAATGACAACTGTTTGGTCTGCAAATGCAAGTTTAAGTCTTAATCAAATTGTTGCACCTACTGATGCAAGAAGAAATGATGGTTTATTTTTTAAAGTAACTCAAGCAGGTACAACAGGATCTAGTGAACCAAGTTGGGGAAAAACAATTGGTCAAACTATATATGATAATAATGTTCAATACATTTCTTTTAGTAGTACATTTAGTGATGTTCAAGATTTAAACCCTTCTGCAATAATTGAATTATTTATATTAACTCTTAAAGAGGGTATTCATTTTCCACAAGGCAATCCAACAAACGAAACTGAAAAATATTATTTTCACTCAGGTAGTAGTTTAGATGCCAATGGAAAAATTGAATGGCAAGGACAAGAATATCTTAGGTTTCCTATCGAAGTTGAGGGTTTTGCTTATCAAAGAGGTCAATTGCCAAGACCTAAACTTGTCGTAAGTAACGCTACAGGTTTAATATCAGCAATACTTTTAGACGTTAACTCAGTTACAACTGGTAATGACCTTACAGGTGCAACAGTAACAAGGATTAGAACTTTAGCAAAATTTATTGATGCAGCAAATTTTGCTAATAATCAAAATGCAACTGCTGATCCAACTGCTGAATTTCCAAGAGAAATTTATGGTATTGATCGTAAATCTGCTGAAAATAGAGAAGTAGTAGAATTTGAATTAGCTGCGCCAACTGATTTAATGGGTATTAATATACCTAAACGCACAGCAACTCGTGATGAGTTTCCCGCTATAGGAACCTTTAGTTGATGACTTGGCAAAAAGAAGCAATTAAACACTCTAAAGATCAAATGCCTAGAGAGGCTGTAGGTCTTGTACTCAATGTTAGAGGTAAATTAAAATACTATCCTTGCAATAATCTAGCTATCACTGACCATCAATGTTTTATTTTAGATCCAGAAGATTATATAAAGGCCGATAATATTGGAGATATTGTAGGGATATTTCATAGCCATCCTGTAAATCCACCAACTCCTAGTCAAGCGGATAAGGTAAGTTGTGAAGCTAGTGGCCTTCCTTGGTACATTGTGAATCCAACTTCTGAAGAATGGGCCTACCTTGAGCCTTGCGGTTATAAACCTCCGTTATTAGGTCGTCAATGGGTATGGGGTGTTACAGACTGTTGGAGTTTAGTAAGAGATTGGTATAAAGAAACAAAAAATATAACACTAAAAGATTGGGAAAGACCTTTAACACCGCAAGAATTTAATGATAAACCTTTATTTGAACAATGTGCTAATGATACTAATTTTAGAGAATTAAACGCCAATGAAAGGCTTGAAAATGGTGATGTTTTGTTGATGAGTATTATGTATCCTACTCTTAATCATGTAGCATTGTTTTTTCAAGGTGATGTTATTCATCATTTAACCGATAGACTATCTTGTAGAGAGCCTTATTCTGAATGGTTGTTAAAATGTACAGCAAAGAGGTATCGGTATGTCTCGTAAATTAATTTTGCATGGAAATTTAGCAGAATTTGTAGGTCATAATGAGTTTGATCTTAATGTAAAAACTGTTGGACAGGCAGTGAGTTTTTTAATAAATAACTTTCCACATTTAGAGAGTTATATGTCACCAAAATATTATCAAGTTAAAGTTGGAAATTACGATATAAATGAAGAAGAAGTTAATTATCCTACTGGCAAAGAAGATATACATTTTGTTCCTGTAATTTCTGGTGCGGGTAGAGGTTTTGGAAAGATATTATTAGGTGCTGCATTAATTGGAGTTGCATTTTTATTACCAGCATCTTTAGGGGGTGTAAGTATAGCAAAAGGTGGACTTCTAAAAGCTGGTATCACTGGAGGTTTTCTTGGTAAAGCTATGGTCGGTGTTGGTGCTTCTTTAGTCTTAAGCGGTGTTTCAGATATGTTATTTCCTATGCCAGAAAATGATTTTTCTGAAGATCCACGTTTGTCTTTTAGTTTTAGTGGTCTGCAAAATACTAGCAGAGCAGGTACTAGCATCCCAGTTGTATATGGAGAAATATTGACAGGCAGTATTGCTATCAGTGCAGCAATTGACACAAACCAAGTTGAGGCATAATTATGACTAAAAAACGCAACATTATAAGAGGTGCTGGAGGTGGTAGTTCACGCAAACCTCATGTTGATCCTGATACTCTTCATAGTCGTCAATTCGCTACAGTTCAAGATCTAATAAGTGAAGGTGAGATTGAGGGGTTTTCAACCCCATCAAAAGCTGGAATAACAAATAAAGCGTCTGCTGAATATATAAACGCAAGTTTAAAAGATGTATTTTTAAACGATACACCAATACTTACTTCAACTGCTAATAATGCTAATCCAGCAGCATCAGATTTTAATTTTAAAGACGTAACTTTTAAGTTTAAGGAAGGTACGAGTAATCAAACTGCTGTTAGTGGTATGCCTATTACAATCGCAAGTCCTTTGGCAGTCTCAACGGCAAATGTTACAAAGTCATCAGGAGTTGGAATTACAAAACAAATAAGTCAATCTTGTGATGCTGTAATAGTTACTTTAACTTGGGCTGAGTTGCAATTTCAAGATGACAAAGGGAATATTCATGGTTCAACTGTTCAATATAAAATCTCTCATAGATATAGTGGTCAATCATCTTTTACAGAAAGAGTAAATACATCAGTAACTGGCAGATCTGCTGATCCTTACTCAAGAGAACACAGAATAGATTTAGCTGGAGCTACTTTTCCTGTAGATATAAGAGTAGAGAGAATTACAGATGATGCTGATGTAAGTGGTTTTATGAGAGATACTTTTACTTTTTCTTTTATACAAAGAGTTATAGACAGACAAGAAACTTATCCAAACAGTGCATATACTGCCCTCAGATTAGACAGTAAAATATTTAATGCAATACCTAAAAGGGTATATAAAATAAGAGGTATAAAAGTAAGGATTCCGGGAGCAGGTGCTAATAATTCTGGAACACCAACAGTTGATATACAAACAGGCAGAATAGTTTATCCAAATAACTATATATTTAATGGGACAATGCAAGCTGCGAAATGGACAACTTGCCCTGCAATGATACTTTTAGATCTTTTAACAAACCATAGATATGGACTTGGGAATCATTTAGCACCTGATTATAATTCTGCAAGCCCAAGTGATTCTGATTTATTTGCAAACCTCGATTTGTTTAGTTTTTACGGTGCTTCAAAATTTGCAAATGAGTTAGTAAAAGACGGATCACCCGCAGGTACAGAAGAAGCAAGGTTCGCTTGCAATGTAAATATACAAAGTCCAAAAGAAGCTTTTAAAGCAATTAATGAATTGGCAGGTGTAATGAGGTGTATGCCAATATGGTCTGCTGGAAGTATTAGTCTTGCAAGAGATGAAGCTACGACACCAAGTTATCTTTTTAATTTATCTAATGTTGGTGAAGAAGGATTTAACTATCAAGGAAGTAGTTTTAAACAACGTCATTCAGTAGTTATTGTTAACTATTTCAATATGGACTCTCAAGAAATTGATTCTGAAGTTGTTGAGAGTTCAACTGCAAAAGCAAAGTTTGGAACATCAGTTAAAAAAGTAACTGCTTTTGCTTGTACATCAAGAAATCAAGCTGCTAGATTAGGCCGTGCAATACTCTTTGCTGAGGAACATGAGACAGAAACAGTTTCATTTACAACTTCAATTGATTCTGGTTTAGTTGTTAGACCCGGAGCCGTTATAGAAGTTAATGATCCAGTAAGGTCAGGCGCAAGAAGAGGTGGTCGTGTAGTAGCTGCCACAGCAACAACAATCACAATAGATGCTAAAGCATCAACTCTACTTGTACATACAAAAAGCGGTGTAACGACAGGTCCGGGAACAACAGATATGTTAAAAATTTTAGTATTAATGCCTGATGGCACTGTAGAGACTAGAAATGTTCAAACTGAAAATTTAGGTGTTTTAACATTAGATTCGGCGTTACCTACTGTACCAAATGTTGGCTCTCCATATTTACTTACTAGCTCAACATTGCAAACACAACTTTTTAGAGTTGTTGAGATACAGGAATCAGATGGAGTTAATTACGCTATTACAGCATTAAAATATGTTGAGGGAAAATATCCATATATAGAATCAAATGTTCCATTACCAGTAAGGAATATTTCCATTTTAAATACAAAACTTGAACCTCCATCTAATTTAGTGGGAGAAGAAACAACCATTGTTATAAACGGTATTGCAAGAGCAAGATTAATTGTAAGTTGGCAAGAACCATCAGAGTCATTTTTTGCTGATAATGGTACAACATATGAAAAACCTCAAGGTCCATCAGGTTATCAAGTAAATTACAGAGTTACATCAGAAGCTGGTAATACAAGTAATTTTATAACTGTTGATGTTGTAAGTAATGATTTTGAGATAATGGATACAACAAAAGGTTTTATTGAATTTGAAATATATTCAATTAGTGCAAGCGGTAAATTATCATCACAACCTTTAGCAGGTACAATCAACACAGTTGGAAAATCAAGCGTTCCTGATAATGTTATTAATTTAGCTGTTGAAGCAATTGATGAAAAATTAGCAAGACTTACATTTAACCAATCAACTGCTTTAGACGTTTTATATGGTGGATCAGTATTCGTAAGACATACAGCAGAAACAGGTAATGCAGCTACGTTTGCGTCAGGACAAAATATTGTAGAAGCTGCTCCGGGAAACGCTACAGAAGTAATAGTTCCAGCACTTCCGGGAACATATCTTGTAAAATTCCAAGACGATACAGGTAACTTTAGTTCAGCAGCAGCAAGAGTTGAGCTAACACTTGTTGATATATTTGATTCTTTCTTAGTAAAACTTGATGAAGAGCATAATGATTCACCAGCGTTTAATAATTCTACTTCTAGTCTGTTTAGCAATACAGAGTACAGCAC